GCAGCACTCACAGCATTGATAAATGCACTGACTGTTGTGCCAGCCAAAGTCACAGTGTAAGTAATATACTGTGATGATCCAGCTGCTGAAGAAGTTACAAAGAAACTGTTACCATTGACGAATGTAGTAGGCACTGTGTCACCAGTGACTACTGTGGCGCCCAGTGCAATTCTTTCAAGCACAGTGGCAGTTGCAGTGGCCATGCTATCAACATAGTTCAATACATCATATTGAACATATGTGGTGCCCACGGGAATATTTCTACCACCGCCTGTGGGATCAAGAGTTAAGTTAGCCGCTGCATCAGTTGCATACACGTTGCTGACTTGTGGTACAAATACATCCAATGCGGCATTGTATACTTTGACTTTCAAACTCATGCCGTTGCCAGCTGAGCTGATGTTTTGCCACACACTGCCTGTGGGTGCTGGCTGTGCTTGGCTTGATGACCAACGTGGTTGCTGATAACTGTAGCCTGGCAAATAACTTGGCGCATAATATTCTGTGGCTGTGATACCCAATGTTGTCAACAAACTGGTACCACCGTTAGGGCCAGCTTCTATTGATACAACACCACCATTGGCCGTGGACCCGTCATTGATTGCTGTGGAATCAGCATAAATTGTGAGTTTGCTGCTGATTGAAGCTGCTGACACACCTGTTATATTGGCATTGTTGATGGCTGTGGCAAAGCCAGCCACCGTAAGTGCTGTGCCACCTGAACCAACTGTGACCAACTGGTCGTTGATAAGTATGTTGAAACCATTGGTCAATGCAGTACTGACTGAATTTGTTCCTTGCACTGTGGGCCAAGAAGTTTTCCAATCGTCGCTGCCAACCAAGACCCAGGTGTTGTAGAGATTGCTCAATGCAGTTCTGCTGGTCTGAGCAGCAGTGGGGCCGCCGCGTTTGTAATAAGTTTGGTTGTCGATGCTGACTGCGCTGACTGCATAATCACCAATGCTGCCAATGGTCTGCAGGGGAGTGTAGTCTTCAGTGGCTGCATCTACAACATCAGCTGTGCTGGTCAGTACCGTGGGCACTTGATTTGTAAATGTGCTAGTGACTTCACTCCATTCAAAAATTCCCCACAAACTGGTACTGGTATCCAACCAATAAGCGCCATTGTTGGCATTGCCTGTGGGACGACTCAAACTTGCAGTTAATTCTGTCAAGTCAATGTCCACACGTTGAATGTAAGCCCGGTTTGTGACTCCCAGGGCTGAATACGCTGCCAACAAACCATATTCGTTGAGTTCGTATCCATTGATCGGAGTGCCAGTTGTGGTATTGTAGAAGAATGGCACACCAAAAGTGGCTGCCAAGTCTCGCTGACTGGTAATGAGGTAAGTTTTGTTTGCATTGGCAGCAGTTGTGCCGGCTGCCACGCCTACGCCGGCTGCATCAGCTTTGTTCTGTGCAGTGGCAATTAAAAAATAGGGTACTGTGTTTACCGCGGAAGGGATATACTGACTTTCGTCAATTACAATTACTTCTACGCCTGGTGATGCTAGTGCCATGATGTCTTCCTTTTCAAGTTGTAGATATTTATAGGTATATCCAAAAAAAGGTGTGTTACGGCGGCCTATATATAGGTCCGCATGATAAATACCAGTATGAGACCCATGTGTAGTGTTTGTAAAATCCGTCACCGAGCCATTGCTTATCACAAGTACGATCGAGTGTACTATAGATCTCAGTGTACCACTTGCATCAAAAAAAGGAAAAAACTAAAGCCGCCGGTGCCTCGCTGGCAATCCTCAGGATACAAGAAAAAACCCACATGTGATCGATGTGGGTTTAGAGCTAGACTTGCCAGTCAACTGCTGGTATATCACGTGGATGGCGATCTCAACAATTCATCTTTGAAAAATCTTCGCACAGTATGCAGGAATTGTGTGGAGGAAATTTCACGCTCTGAAACTATTTGGCGTCCTGGGGATCTTGAGCCAGACGCTTGACCTGCTGATATAGGTCTTCCAGGGTGCTGTTGTTGTCCAGCACCGCATCAAACCGGGTGCCTACCCAGGCTGTTTCTGATGCATGAATGCCCAGTTGCTCTAGTTTCCTGCCACTCAGTGCCCAATTAGAATTGCTGTTTGGACCACGATTGAGGCTTGCGGCTGCGTCATACCATTCGGGTTCAGGACCACGTACCACACGTACCACACGTCCACCAGCTTTCTTGATGGCAGCAATTTCATTGGGAAATCTACAGTCAGATATCACAATGTCATCAGTACTGGCACGTAATTTGTTTTCCAAGCTGGCAATCCAGATATCATCGTGAAAACCTTTGCGGCACACTTCTGTGCCCCAGTTCTGTAGTATCCAACGTGGCGTCAAATGTGGTATGCCCAGGCGTTCGGCCCACCATGGATCCACTTGTTCACGCCACTCACGGGCTTGCTTGGTGCGACCCTCCAGCATGGTTCGGTCCCAACCAAACACAGCACTCACAGCGTCTTTTAGTGTGTTGGCAAAACTTTCTCTGCGAAAGTGATGTAAATTTACCAAGTAGTCTGCAACAGTGTCTTTGCCTGAACCAATAAATCCACAAACGCCAATGATCATGCCAGTTCCTTGATATTTAAATACATCAGGGTTGCTTGTAGCATGTCAATCTGTCTGCGACAGTCTTCCAGTGCATGGTGACTGGTCACTGGCCGTGGCAACCCTGGGTACAAACTATATACCGTTCGTGCATCACGTATCTTGTAATACTGCCATGGCAAGGGCTTGTGATAACTCTTGTAGGCATGCTCCAGGATGTTGGCATCGTAAGTGGGACCGTTCATCCAGATACGATTGCATTTCCAGCACAACTTGTGCAGTTCATCCAAAGCCTGATCCAATGGTATGCGTCCATCTTCTGCAAAGGCCTCGTCCTGTGCGGGACCCTGAAGGGCCCACCAGTTGATGGTGCCTTGTTCAATGGTGCGTGTTTCTTGGCTTTCAAGATCAACTCTGGCATAGTACTTGTGCTCATAATAACCAGAGCCAAGAGGATCGAACGCCTGTGCCGCAATGGTTAGGATTGTTGCTTCAGGGCCTGTGGCCAACCCTTCAATGTCGATCATTAAGTCGATTTTGATTCTCCTGGTACTTGTGTACAAGGATTATAACACAATTTTAACAAAAAGTGTAAGTAGTTTAGCCAATAACCCAGGTAAGAGGTTGCGAGCCATCCACATACATTTTGAGTTGTTCAATCAGGCCATCCATTTGAGTCTGTGCTTCTGATTTCATGGCGGCACCGTTTAAGGTTCCGCCGCCCTGCGGGCCTGCAATGGTGCCAAATTTCTCACGTGCTTCGCCAATGATCATTTTACAGTTGGCCACCATGTAATCACGTATCCATTGGCTGATTTGAAAGTCACTCAGCAGGTTGAATTCAGGTTTCAAGTTGTAACTCCACAGCAACACAGTTTCGCCTGAGCCTTTGGGATCGCGAATCAGTTGCAGTTTTTTTGTCACAGGATTGTAGGTGTAGGCCATAAATGCACCAAACATGCGTCCAGCCAGTTCAATGTATTGACTGTAGAAATCGTAAGTGGCCAGGCCACCTGCCACGTTGAAGTTCATTAGGTACACGTTGATTGACGCTTGTGCAAACGGATCAAAGTTTGAAGCAAATGGTCCTGAACTGTCGCCAAATGTTCGTCGAAACACCTGTCGCACACTTATGACTTCTTGTGGCAGTTCGTATATGTTCACATCCTGAACCAACTGCATGAAGCTGTAGCTTTCTTCATAGGCATTGTTGGCTCGTTGGCGGTAGGTGCCAATGGTTTTTTGATAGGCTGCTTCGTAGTGCGAGGGATCTAGTTCTAGATCAATGATATCACCGCCCAGTTGAAGCTTGACATATTCTATCAAGTTTTGCTTGAGTGTGGGCAGTGATTGTTGTTGCTGTTCTGGCATCAGGAACTCCGGTTCCTGTATTTATTGCAATTCCTGCAGTTCTTTTGCTTTGATTTGCGATATAGGAATTGTTTTATTTTTCAGAGTAGCATGAATTTGTCGATATTTCTTATCTGCAGGCACCGGACAAAATTTGCATTGAGGCAGCATGTCGTCAATTGTCTTTAGAATATCAGTACCCTGTTGTTCCACCTGATCTATGGTATAGGGCCGATATGCATTGATCAGTTCTCGATCAGCCGAGCTGATGGCCAGTGGGTGCTGGCGGTCAAACTCAGGAAACAATGGGGCAGGACCGCACTTGTTCAAAGTACCACTTATAAAATGATAGTTTTTCCATTGTACAAATCCACAGTGTCGATGTGACAGTTCTGGATCGTTGTTGAACAATGTCAACTCACCGTTTTCATTTCTAGTAACAGCCGCATTGTAAAAATTATCTTGTATCCAAAAATGTATCCTAACACCGTTTTCGTCTACCAGTGCCAAATCAGCTCCGTATATGGCTGCTTTGTCAGTTGAGGTTTGTATGTCTCCGCGAAGAAATTTTTTGGCTTCTTGTACATAATAATCCATGTCTGCCATGTTGTGAACGCTGATACCAATCCAATGCTTTAGATGCTTGGGATTTGGGTCCCATGCCATCAATGTTTCATACAGTCCTGGTGTTTGATTTAATCGGGTTCCATTGGTCAAGATCTGTACTGGCTTTTTCCATATGTTGCCTAGACCTGTTATCCATTCATTTATAGAGGGATTCAGCAACGGCTCACCACCAAGGATGACTAAGAATTTGATGTCAACCAATTTGGCCCAACGTTGATGAATGGCCTCATAGTCGCTCCACCGTTGCCATCCGGCAAATTTATAATCGTTGAATCGATTGCACTGATCACAATTTAAGTTACAAACATTTGTGATATAAAATTCAACCTTGTCTAGTACGTATCTGGTATCATTAAGCATCCAGTATTTACCAGGCCTTTAACACCATTAAGTTTTCAGTTCCTCGGCCGTTGAACGGAGTTTCTGTTGTAGTTAAGTCTTTGTAGATCTTACGTGCCGCTGGCTTGCCTGCGGCTTGTATTGCTTTGACTACATCTGCTGGCTTGCGCACAGTTTTTTGCATGGTCTCAATGGTGCTATACCCAATGATGCTGTTGCTTTTCACCGTGAATGCCTGTGTGTGACTGTCAGCCACAAGATGGATGAGCTTGCGCTTTTTGGTATCATACAACCATGCTTCTGCCTTGTCCACTAGACTTGCGGCTGGCAAGCCCTTGAGTTTGAGCTCAGCAAATTCCATCATGACTTTGAACTTGGCCGCACGTTTTTCGGGTAGCACTGCCTTGACCTTGCGTGGTTTGCGTTCCACTTTCTTGATCTGCACATACGCACCGCAGTCATTTATGACCGCTTCGCAAAACTTCACAAGATTGCGCATTTGAATCTTGCTGAGGTGGCTGTAGCCCTCAACCAATTGTGCATCTTTACCTTCGATTACAGTTTCAAACTCTGCAAGTTTGTGCTTCCACAAGTTGGCAATGTCCGAAATCATTTGCGGTGCCACATTTAGTCCACGGATCACTGTGATTGGTTTGTAGTCTGCTGACATCTTGGCACCTGCCATCACAAACTCATCAAACATGCCATCTAGTTCGCCAGCACACTCACTGAGCTTTTCGCGCAGTCGATCTTGTATGTTGGGCTTGGCTGTCACAGGCACGGCTTCTACAACCACCACTTCAGGTTCACGTGCGGTTAATATTTCTTGGATGTAGCCTTCCAGTCGCACTTGTTCTGTGTCTGTGAGTTCCAAGCCCACCATGCTCATGCGGCACAGCCATGCAGTGGTCAGTCTCACTGCTGAATCTGGCACGCCTTTGAGAGCACGAACATCTGCCTTGCGTCCGTGACATTCCAAATATGCCACTAGCATTTCACGGGCATCTTTTTTGCCGTAGAAGTAATAGTACCATGAAAACGCCGAACTCATTTGACTGGTACGATCATCGGTGGGTTGCACACGCCACGTGGGTTCTAGTCCTGTGTATTTGGTATCGGGACTGCGGGGGTTCAGTGGCTTGACAGCGGTTCGTGTGGCGTTCATCAGGGCTCCTTAAATTATATACAATTATAGCAGAATGGCCATTGTTGGTCAACCCAAAGCCCTTTCGGGCTCAGGGTTTTAGAACACATGCCCTTTAAACTGCTCATAATCATAAAATGCAACCAAAGTACTACCACGGAAAAACACAGTGAGCCCACCCAAGTCCTCGCGCACATCTGCCCCTGTAGTCTCTGCAATAAAGTCCGTGGCACGAGTCTCAAGCATCTCCATCAAGTCATCGCCGGTGGCGTTGTAACTGGCAAGAGCCTCTGCTTCATAATCGATACTGTAGTTTGGTGCTACACTGTTGATCATCTCATCGTGCAAATCGGTAACTAAATCACTCATGTTTGGCTCCTTTGTTGTTAAGTCCGTATTATAGCATTTTGGGAATATTAGGTCAACCCGCGCAAAGGTAAACCCAAAGTACTATAAATATACCATGCCACGCTTATCCCTATACCGCCCCAATCGCACTAGAGACTATCAATTTCTCGATCGCACCATACGTGAAATGTACACTGTTGGTGGCCTGGACATCTATATCCATCGCTACATGGGACCACAAGCCGGCGGCGAGGATTCGGCATTCTCTGGCAACTTTGATGCCACTCAACCCACCTACGCAGATGTGGATGTGCTGAACATTCAAGACCTGCTGTTGTTGGAAAATCGTGACAGAATTTATGACCCTGATGTGTACGTCATGCGCGGTGTGTACAACACACAAGATGTGGACTTTGACCTAACACAATTTGGCCTATTCCTGAACAACGACACCATATTCATGACGTTTCACTACAACACCATGATTGACACATTTCAACGCAAGCTCATGAACGGTGATGTGATAGAGATTCCCAACTTGACGGACTACCATCCGCTGAATCAGGACATACCCCGAGCCTTGCCCAGATACTATGTAATACAAGATGCTGACTTTGCATCAGAAGGATTCAGTCAAACTTGGTTGCCTCACTTGTGGCGTGTGAAATGCACACCCATGAAAGATCAACAAGAATTCAATCAAATTACCAACAAACCGTTTGTCACAGAAAACATCTGGGATCCGGGCAATTTTTATCCTAGTGGTACCATTGTGAACTATGGTGATACTTATTATCAAGCACAGAAAAATACTCCTGTTGACACAGACATCAACAACACAGAATTTTGGAGACCGTACACTCCAGCCACCATCAGTGACGTCCAAGGTACTCG